ACGCTGTCATGCACCTTGGTTATTTCCTGCTGTCGTCGGGTTTGTTCCTCCGATATTTTTAAATGCACTTGATTATGTCCTCTTGTTTCGTCCCTTATTTTCTGAAGTTGCTTGCTATTAGATGCAATCCCTTCTAGAATAAGAGCATTAATCAAAGATTGGTCATCAACCTCATGGCTTTCTAAAACTCTCTTTATACGCTCAACAATTCCATTGGTGTCATCCATGTTATCCTAGTGTAGTGTGTATTTTGACCTCCTCCAAGGGACGGACATCAAGATACACATTACCTGTGCCCTTCTCAACCCATGCGATGAACACTAAATCATCCACGACCGAGCCTACACCTTGGAGATTCCTGTAGACATCTTTGTACATAATTCTATGTACCTCGTAAGCATGAAAATATCCATCGCATTGTTTGGGGGGTAGGGCATGAAGGGTGATACCATCGGATTGTAGTCGAAGGCCCGACATATCTACATCGTTATCATCCTTGACTTTCTTGAGCAACTGCTGCCAAGGGCTGCGCTTGCCGGGTTCCGATGAGCCTTCCGGTACAGATTCGCCATTCGACAGATTGGCGATATAGCCCGAAAAATCCCGCTTCTTCATATTCATAGTAGTTTCAAGGCCTCCATATTAGTTACCTGTATCATACCAGCATCTTTTAGCATATCGTTCCAAGCCTTTGGCGCTTCATAGTGCATTGGATACAAATCCTGCTGATACCAGTTAGCATGGTAGAAAAACCTACCACCCGGTTTCAGAATGCGCCCGACATTCTTTACAACCTTTTCCAAAGTATCTTCCTGTAAATGCTCGATAACATCAAGTGCAATAACAAGGTCAAAGGATTCGTCCTCTGACTTCTCCTGCCAAGTATCGTCAACTACAGAAAGCTTGCCAAGTTCACCGACGGCCTTGTCCAGCAACTTGTTATAGCGCAAGTCGATAAATCCACGAAGATGCTCGTTGACTTCAACAGAAACAACATTGCAATTCTGGATTATCATTTGCAAACTGACAGTACCAATACCGGAACCAAGCTCCAAGACATTAAGATTCCGGTAGGCGGTTAGCGGCTGGCGTAGCGCAGAAAAGTTTTCACTAAAGTTCCAGTGTGCAAGTTCAACAAGGTAGACCCAACCAACGTCTTCACGTTTGTAAAACTCTTCTACCTCTTCTTGCGTCATATCATCTCTTTCGCCAAATGTCTCAAGCCATAGTTTTCCAACCATGTGAGCATCACCAGCTTCTACTGTTTCCAGAACCTCATCGAAGTCCTTTTCCCAGTATTCGGCAGCCAATTCGCAAATATCTCTCTTAGAGTAGTTTGTAAAGTCTATACCGCGCTGTTCATAGCGGATACGAAACTGCGCCTGTCCCATTGGCACCCAGTTGAAGTGCCCTGAGACGGTCGAAAGGTCACAGTAAATAGGGAAGCCATGTTCGAGAACCTTGTCGCAGAAAGTTAAATCCTCGCTATTCCCTCCTGCTTCATATTCAAACCATGGCGCTTCCATTGACTCCAATACGGAACGATGTAGAAGCATACAACCAGTAGCTACCGCATCGCATTCAACGAGAGGATTTCCAACAATGGGTGGGTCAATGGTTAGTGCCCCATCTCTCATGGGTATTCGATTTTGAGTAAGAAACTCATAGACCTCATCTTTCATTGGTGCCCAAACACGCTGTTCGCGGCCCCAGTGGTCTTTCTCAAGACCATGTTTCTTGAAAACAAATGGGTCATGCGTCTTACCCCTGTGGAAATAAAGACCGCCAACGACGGGCTTATTCCATCGAACAAGTCTCTCCGCAGCCGTTATAGGGTGCTCCATGTCAGTATCAATCATGAGCAACCAATCTGGCTTTTTGGGATGTTCCAAGAAGGCTTCACAAATCCAGTCACGGTTTCTGTCCACTCGGTGTCCTTCGTGTTGGTAGTAACCACAATCCAATCCCAATTCGTGGAGGCGCTGCACAATACGGTCACGATTATCAATGAAGGGCCAAAACCCGACACGTTCTCTTGGTATTCCGACATATACAAGTCCATTTTCATTTTTTAGCATTTCATATCCTATGAGTAAGTCAAGGCAACACCGAAGTCAAACTCCGTTTTCTGCCCAACACTTTCTGGTCGTGCGCTGATAGCAACATAGAAAGTGTGCTCGGTTGCAGCACTTTGGTCTGTCAGCGGTAATCGCTCACCGGAGTTGTCTCCACCAGTGGAACCTGAATAATCATTAACCTGAACCCAAGCGGTATTGCTATCGCCCTGTTCAAAAGCGAATGCTTCCACTTCCACAGCGGGGTTTGTGGCAGTAGTACCATCAAAGCAGTAAAAACGTGCGCTGCTGGTAGCAACTGAACCACTATCGGTGAAAAGGATTCGCAATGAGCATTCGGTAGCGACAAGGTTGGTGTCGTTCAAGGCTTGTGAACCAGAACCATTATCAAAGTTGTTAGTGGAGACATAGGTCACATATGGAACGTGAGCTGTACCACAGGCATCACTGCCGGGGGTAGCAGTTCCCAAGTGTGCACCAGAGTTCCAAGTACCAACGGTGATTGGCTCAGACAGGTCGGTGCTAGAACCAGAGAAGACATAAGTGTTGGAACCAACACTATGCCATGCGGGAGTATCGGAGTAAACTTCCCAAGTAAAAGTAGCCATCGTAAAACCTCCGTGGTTTATTGTCCAGAAAGAAAAGCAGGTACAGAATCCTTGCGCGGTCTACCCGTTGAAGGGCTTCTGAATATGTTTATCTTTCCGGTTGTAACGATTTCAGAATTTCCATTTGAATCTATTGCTTGAATCTGGTATCGGTATGTTCCATGTAAGTCATCTCCATGTTTTCTGGTTGTATCATTTGGATTTAGGTAAACTACAGCTTCGCCATTAACAGCGTCAGTGATGAGAACCTCATCAGCATAGGCGCTGGTTTTGGTAATATAGACTTCCCCTGTAAGGTCATCAAACATATAGAAGTTCACTTCTCCACCAGTAAGGTTAAACAGGTTGCCGTCACTGTCGTAGATGGTATCCCTTATGTTCTTATGTACCCCAACGTAGAAGTCTTCAAGAATATCTTGCCGTTCTATGGTCATTTAGCACCTCCGCTTGATTGCGAACTAGAGGGCTTCTTGGGCTGATTTTGCCCGAAGGTATTCTGGATTGGAGGCGGGTACTTCTTGACTGCCTTGGCTGCTTCCTCTGCTTCTATTCTTGCTACATCTTCAATGTCCTTGAGAATCCTATCCCGTTCTTCTGGAATATCGTCAACGTCACCGAGCTGTTCAAGTAGATGCTCGATACTGCCAAGACCTTGTATTCTCCTGTTCACCCATTCTTCCACATCCGCTTCGCGGTCGCGTGGTAACATGGATGCCCACTTCTGTTTCATCCGCATTCCAAGATGCTCCTTGGATAGCTTGGCGTTCTTGATGATGGTCATCATTCTCAGCAACATTGGCTGAAATGCGTCCATGCCAGAAGTCCAATAATATCTCTCCATACCAGCGTGACTGGTGAGAGGCCAGAATCTTGTATTCAACGTCAATGCAGACCGTTGAGAACCTTCATCCTCACCGTCGGCTACGGCGGGGATAAAGGCATCTCTACGGTACTGGGAATAAACTTGGTCATACAAGTTATTCATCGCGATTGACGCACGGGGAGTACGCACCTCAAACATATCGGGTGGCCTCTCCTGTCCGGTAATATTCGGGCTACTACCCAAATCAACAACCTCTAACCAGTTGTTAATCCTTTTCATTTGGATACGCCCCTGAACGTCACGGATGGCGATGGTCGGATGCGCATCATCATTGACAGCATCCCCATAGTCACCCATGACCCTGTTCATCTCCTTCACATACCCCTTTAGATGGTCGTAGGCATTGAATCCATAAAATTCCACAATACGGATATGCGGGATATACACAGCAGGAATAAAACCGTATGGGTTTTCTCCACCAAGGGCTTTTGCTCCATTAGCCGTTGTCTTCACCGCTGGCTTGCCATCTATCAAGCACTCGAAGCTGTCTTGTGTCCAGTGTTCCACATACCAATAGGAGTCTTTGAGGTCTGCGTTAGCCAGACCCCATCGCCTTGCCTCTCTGCCATTCACTTTCCGCAAGAACCAAGCTTCTGACAATCTAAATGGATCACCTCCATCGGGATAGCCTATGAAGTTCTTCGGGTTTATTGCTTCAATCTTTATTGGTATGCTACGCCAACTTTCCCAAGGTGCGTAGGCAGCCTTAAATATACATCCACCGTAAATCTGGCTCAGGATGGCGTTACTTATCATTGTACTTCTGGCGGCATTCTCCCACCACAGTACATTTAAAGCCTCTTCCGCTTCTTCTGCGAATGGCTTCTGTGATTCTGTTCCCGGCATCAGCTTGGGCCATACAAGTGGTCGCCCGTCATCCTCTACTTCACCAAACAGGACAAATGCGTGTTTCAACACCGTTGACATAATTGGGTTGATACGCATTGGATATAAATCTGCTGCTGTGCCGCTTCTTGCTAGCTCTGGCTGGTCATCTAAAGCATCCCCAGTGAACCACCTTTCTTGCTCTTCGTACTCGCCTTTCCGCTTTATCCACTCGTCATAAGGAAAGCCGTCAAGCTCCTGTAAGGAGAACTCACCTACGAAGGCTTCTGACAGGGTGCTAGTTACTGCGTCCAGTACCATAGAAAACTCCTATCTATCTCCTTATGCTCCTCTTATAACGGAAACTGCGTTTCCAGTGTCGTTCTTGGGGTACGCCTGCTTCGGGCAGCGTTATTGAGCCGTCTATACTTAGTAGCCATTGTGCCAGTCTGTACAGAATCTCTTTCAAGTAACGTTTGAGGGTCAACATGGAAATATCCTCTAATACCATGACAGCTCATAGCGAACGTAGCCACTATATCTTGAGCTATCTTTCTATCTTTTTCGGGGTCATAATTCGAGAGTTGGGAACGCATTCCTACGACGATTTTGGGCCAACGCATCAATTTATTTTCGATGAACAATCTGGCTGCCTGTAATTGTTGGTTTTTTCCGCTTCCCGAAAAATCCATCCCGCTTATGCCAGATACCTGTCCTAGTGGACTGACGTATCCGGGCTGGCTTAAGTCTTCTTCTGATTCTCTGAATTTCTCACGAAATACATACTCATTAATAAGGTAAGCCATATTCTTTTGTGTGGATGTCGAATCTATATATGCCCGTACGGGCTTGTATACCCCCACCCAATCTAACAACCTGTCAACGAATGGTGCTATTTTACCACCGCCGTTGCCCCACCAAAACGCAACCATCTGCGCAGGGAGCTTGGGAAAATCGGTAGCATCCCAAATCATAAGAACTGGTGCATTCCTGCGCGGCGCAGCGCCAATGCCGGGGTCACCAAACAGCAGATACAAACGGTTTGGCTTTGGTGGTACTCTATAATGGATTAATCCCGCCCCGTGTATCTTCTCAACGTAATAACCGGGAACGCCATCTTCGACTTTTTTCTCTACGATTTCACCAATATAAGGGTCTTCGCATTCATAGATACTATCTTTGTCGAAAAACTGACCACGACCTTCCGGGCGTGTTCCGTCGATGAACCGTTCCCGTTCTTCCTTCGGGATACGGGAGAGCATTTTCTGTAATTGCTCTGGTGTGATGTTGTGGTTGTGTCGGGATGACACAACAATAGAGAGGTAGTTGTCCGGGTCACTGGAAGCCCTATCAAAGTATTCCCAAAGCTCATAGTTGTCCCAAGAGTTGCTAATCATCGAGAAGCGACCGAGGCGGGCGCGTCCGCGGATGCTACCACGCAGACGGGAGCCAACGTAAGTGATAATCTCGTCCAGATTATCTAGTTGTCCGGCCTCATCAATATTAATCCAGTCGCCTTCCCATGAGAGAATACCAGTAGCGTCGCGGTCGGCGCTCATGAACTCTAGTGAACTCTCATAAAGAGAATTACCAATCCGGTAACGAAGAATAATCTTCGGGTGCGGTTTGCGTGGCTTTTCCCAAATAAAATCCTCGAAGCGGGTATTTCTTGCCCACTTGAGAATCTGGTCGTACATCTGGAAAGCTTGCCACGCTTTCGGTGCTACATTTAGAAATTTGAAATCTGGCTGTGTGATAACCCCCCAAACACATGCGGATATTCCTATCGCAAGCGTCTTGCCAGTACCGAAACCGCCAATAACGATAATGTCGTTTTGGGCCGCGGAATGAACCTTCTTTTGCCAATGTCCTATCGGGTCGAATTTGTAATCAAATTCAAATCCCTCTTTGCCACCGAAGGGTCTAAAAAAATATTGTGTAAAAATATCAGGGTCTTCCTGTGCTCTCCTGAGTATTTCTACTTCGTCATAAGTAAGAACTGTTTCCTGTCTCAAGATTATCCCTGCACGTTTGAGTTATGTCCATATTCATTTTCTACCGTACAATCTTTTCTTGAACAGGTTTGTGTAGTGCTCTACACTGTGAAAGTCCACAAGTATTTCTCTTCCTGATATGTAATCATTATAAATGGGTATTGCATCTTCGGGAAAAGTATACGTGTGCTCTGGTGAGCCATTCTCTTTGGTTGCCTCTTCAACCTCCAACTCCTCGAAGCCTTTGCACTTCAAGAGAATGATAGCCCAAAAGTCTTTGGTAACAACGTTTTCTTCTGCCATGTTTATCCCTGTCCCGGTACACTTGTCGTGCTTCCATAATAATTGTCAACGCCCGACGAGACAGGAACAAAAATAGGTACTCCTTCTGGCAGGAGAACCTTATACATTCGACCACCCTTTACTTGTATTGTGCCGGGCTTTCTCTCTCTAACCCAAGCCGCCCTCAATCCGTCCCACAATGGATCACCTTCGATAATTCTGCCATCTTGTTCCATGACGAAACTCTCCTGTATCTGAGCGTTTATAGAATATATCAGTTTCCATTGTGAATATAAATCAACAACCCCCATAAGATTATACACTATTTCATAAACATCCTCGCATATTGTTTTGTGGTATCTATGTCCACAGAACGCTGTTTTCCCTTAAAATAGTATGAAACGTGGAAAATGGCTGTGTTGTCTGATGGGTGAACAATGGCGACGCGCGTTATCTCGCCCTCTTGTACTCTCATCAGATACGCAGCCATCTTCTTAAATTCTTCCTCTGTCAAAAGATGCCACCACCACAGGCGATACCCATAACAATAAGAAAGGCGACAAATATCCAGAATATAATCTGGATTTTCTCTCCTGCATTCAATCCATCGTCCCACATATTACACTCCGCTGGTTGATTTTGCCATATCTTCTGAGTCCAGCAACTCAAAAGCTATTTCTCCGCTCGTAGTCCACTTTACAATATACTGCTGTTGGTTGTACCATACCCAACCTGCCTCACTTGTGTATTTATCCCTTTCTGCAACAAGTGACGCATGAAGGGCAGGGTCAGAAGTTGATGTTATCAGCGTCATACTATTGTCCTCCAATCCCTCGACTCATTCAAAAGCTGTTTGTATATGTACTTATCAGTAAACGGCTTTAGCTTATCTTGTTCCAAGGCGAATGTCGGGCCATAGCCAAGGTCTTTTATATTCTCTGGCTGCAGCAAATCCACGGCTTGACACCAGCCAACAATAGTATACTCTGGCATTGTTCCAGTAACAAGAATGAACGTATCTATATCCTCACCCTTTTTTGAGGTAAGAGATAACAACATTCCATCTGGATATTTTGTTTGCTTAACATCAATACGGGCATGGGTTTTGCTAACCAGCTCAACGCCACCAGACCTAACCGATAAAGTCAAGTCGGGATATATATTGAGCGCTTTAGCTACAGCAAATTCTGCACCAATGCCATCCAGTTCGACTTCTTTCCAAGGTTGGTTGCTGACTTTTAGATTCTTGATGTTGTTTTTCCTATTAATTTCATATCTCTTCTCTGCAAGCCAATCGCAAATCAAAACCTCGGTTTCATTTAGCTTGACTAAAATCCCCATTTTGCGTATGCCTCCTTTTCACTTTCCCTAATCTTTCGCCTGTGAGCCTCCGTTAATTCCGGTACGTTCGGCCCTGCATTTCTCTTGGGTACATCACGAGGGGCATATCCAATAGATTCCAAGTATTTATAGGTATCCTCTCCGGTGTGTAAAACCGTAACCGGAGGAGGAGTATGTACAGTGAAAAACCAATGAACAATCCCGCGCCGAAAAGTAGTAATGTTTTCAACAAACTCATCAAAATCCTCCGTTTGATATTCCCTTATCAACTCGACAAGGGTTTGCCAAGGAACTCGCCTTGGATACGTATCCCAACCATTGCGCCATAAATGCGCCCACGCGGATGCCAGATAATCTGCCGGGTCACGAACACATGCGAATATCCGGTCGTATTTATCCCAGCGGGTTGGCATTCCATGAGTAATCCCGTCATACTTGCCGGGTTTCCCGCCCTTCGCCTTTAATACAGTCTTTACCCATACTCCACCAGTTTTCGGGATATGGATGAAACAGCCCCAATCTCCGACGTATGCCATTAGAACCTCACGCTGAATACTTCCAAAACAAAGTCAATTGGATTGTAGATAGTTGCAACATTGGAACCAGCAAATAGAAGACCTACTGCCTTCGGCTGTGACTCATCTGTAATAAGCAAAG